CAACTCCAGAACTTAGTGAAGAAGACGTTCTGTCATTTATTAAAAATAGGTACGATAGAGAAATTGATACCGTTGATCAGTTGTTTGAGGCAAAGGAGTCCGCGCCCGAACTTCCAGAAGACGTATCAGCATATCTAAAGTACAAACAAGAGACGGGTCGAGGATTCGATGACTTTGTTAAAATTAACAGAGACTTTGATAACGAAGACCCGAATAGGCTACTTCTTGAGTATTATAAGGAGACAAATCCTGGGTTGGACGACGAAGATATTCAGTTCGACATGGAGGATAAGTTTTCTTATGATGAGGAGCTTGATGAGGAAAAAGACATCAAGAAAAAGAAGTTAGCCATGAAACGCGAACTTGCAAAAGCAAAGGACTACTTTGAAAAGCAGAAGGAACAGTATAAGATACCACTTGAGTCAAGGGGTGTTGATATTCCAGAAGCTGATAAAGAGCAGTACGAAGCTTTTAAGAGTCAAGCCCAAAGAGCTAGTGAACTTGAACAAGAGCAGTCCAAGAGGTCTGAGTTCTACCGGAGTAAGACATCGGAGTTGTTTAGTGAGGATTTCAAAGGTTTTGAATTTCAAATTGGCGACGAGAAAGTGACTTACAAACCAGCAGAATCAAAGACGTTGTTGGAAAAGCAAACTGACATGAGTCCATTCTTCAACAGTTTTGTTGATGATAGTGGATACATTAAGGATGCCGCTGCTTATCATAGGGCGATGGCTGTAGCGATGAATCCAGATGCGATGGCTAAATTCTTCTACGAGAAGGGTAAAGCAGAAGCCATAGATAGTGTTGCCAAGGAGTCGAAGAATATCGACATGAATGCCAAGGCGGCGCCAGAAATGGGAAGAACAAAAGGATTTACAGTTACGGCTTTGGATAGTGGATCTAGCAACCGATTAAAGATAAAAAGTAAAAAATAAAAAACTAAAAAAACAAAATTATGGCTGGATCTGTACAAGCGAGCCCTGGGTTTAGTTTAACCCCCGCTCCAAGTAAGTTGGCAACACCTGACAACTACATTACTGATTTTAACTTCTTAGACCAGTATCTTCCTGATACTTATGAGAAGGAATTCGAACGTTATGGTAACCGTTCTATCGCATCTTTCTTACGTGCGGTAGGAGCTGAGCTACCATCTAATTCTGACCTTATCAAGTGGGCAGAGCAAGGACGTCTTCACACACAATACACTGGTGTGACTGCTGACGGTGCTGCTGCTAGTGGTAAGCAGACTTTTGATTTAGGATCTGATGAGCACAACTTCCGTGTTGGTCAAACTGTTATCCTATCTTCTGCATCTGATGACAAAGTAGAAAAAGCAATTATCATTGACGCTGCTCCAAGTGATGACAAAACTGAATTTGAAGTTGCTTACTATTCTGCTTCTGGTGGATTTACTAACGCTATTACTGACGTTGTTGTATTCGTTTATGGTTCTGAGTTTGCTAAGGGAACTTCTGGAATGGAAGGTTCTTTAGAAGCTGAGTCTGAGTTTTTCGACAACAAGCCAATCATCATCAAAGACAAATACAGAGTAAATGGTTCTGAGATGGCTCAAATTGGCTGGGTTGAAGTAACTACCGAAAACGGTGCTACTGGTTACCTTTGGTACATCAAGTCTGAGCATGAGACTCGTTTACGTTTCGAGGACTACATGGAGATGGCAATGATTGAAGGTACTCCTGCTGAGGCTGCTTCTGGTGCTGCTGATTACTTGCAGAGTGCAAGCGCTGGTGCTGGTGCTGCTGACAAGAGTGGTACTGAAGGTATGTTCTACACTATCGAAGACCGTGGAAACGTTTGGGCTGGTGGTAACCCATCAACTCTAGCTGATTTCGATGCTGTTATCGAGCGTTTAGACAAGCAAGGTTCTATTCAAGAGAACGTAATCTTCTTGAACCGTCAGTTCGGTTTTGATATCGACGATATGTTAGCTGCTCAAAACAGCTACGGTGCTGGTGGAACAAGCTACGGTTTGTTCGACAACGATGAGTCTATGGCTTTAAATCTTGGATTCACTGGATTCAAGCGTGGATATGAGTTCTACAAGACTGATTGGAAGTACTTGAACGACGCTACATTGCGTGGTGGTTTGACTGCTGATGCGATTAACGGAGTTATGGTACCTGCTGGTTCTATGACCGTTTACGATCAAGTATTAGGTAAGAACGCTACTCGTCCATTCTTACACGTACGCTACCGTGCTTCTGAAACAGAAGACCGTCGCTACAAGACTTGGATGACTGGTTCTGCTGGAAACGTACGTACAAGCGACTTAGACGCTATGGAAGTTCACTTCTTGTCTGAGCGTGCATTATGTACTATGGGAGCTAACAACTTCTTCCTATTTAAAGACTAAGTTTAACCCAAGGGGGTGGGAAACTGCCCCCTTATTTTTAATAAATCTAATAAAATGAAAAATAAATTAACAGAAAAAATCTATGTACTGAAGAACGGCAAGTCGCCGTTGACCTTCGTATTACAGTCTAGACACTCTAGACGTTCTCCTTTGCTTTGGTTTGACGAAGAAAAGGGAGTAAACAGAACTTTACGTTACGCTAGAAATCAGCGTTCACCATTTGAAGACGAGCAAGACGATAATGCTATCGTTGAGCCTATTATGTTTGAGAATGGCGTTTTAAAAGTATCCAAGACGGATACAGTGTTGCATAAATTTCTAGAATTACACCCTAAAAACGGGTCTGTATTTGAAGAATTTATAGCTGAGCGTGATGCAGAAAAAGAAATCGAGGAAATGAACTACGAAGTAGACGCCTTGATTGCAGCCCGTGAAATGAGTATTGATAAGTGCGAGGAGATTCTTCGTGAGCTTATTGGTAATCGAGTTGAGAACATGACGTCCAAAGAAGTTCGTCGTGACATTCTTGTCTTTGCTAGGAATAACCCATACGACTTATTAACCATGGCTGGTGATCCCGACGTTCAAATGAAGAACAATATTGCTCAGTTCTTTGACATGAACATCATTCAGTTCCGTAACAAGAACAAAGACGTATACTTTAACTTGCCAAAAAACAAGAAACGTATGCTAACTGTTCCAGAAGGTGAAGACGGAATGGATGCGGTTAAGTTATTCTTTGAGACAGAAGAAGGCGAACCTATATATAATAAGCTCTGTAGAGAGTTAGATTAATTAATTATCTTTGCCGCATGGAAAAGTTTTTAAGTATCCCCGTTACAAACGAGCAAAACCAATTGGTTTGTGCTACTGATGTTGTTTTAGTTGAGCAAGCCTCTACTACAGAAGTTACTATTACTTACAAGTTTGGTAAAGTTACCACTATTACTCACGCTACTGCTGGGTCTGGTGACGAGACTGAGCGTGACACGATTCAAGATGCTATCGTTGCTGCGCTTCAGACAGATTGGAAGAAGCCTTCTTACGCTGTTACCAACTTGCCTTACGCTGTTAGCGGTATTGCTGTAGCTTAATAGCTAACACTTCTTTTGAATAAGCCATCTCATTTAGAGGTGGCTTTTTTTTGTTATCTTTGCGTAACCATGATTAACGAAGTGAGAAATACCGTGATGTTTATCCTTAACAAGGACAACAACGGCTATTTGACTCCAGCTGAGTTTAACGCATTTGCACGTCTATCTCAATTAGAAGTGTTCGAAGACTTATATCAAAAAGTAAACGATTGGTATACCAAGAGAAACAATAGAAGGTCCAACAGTGGTGTGGCTGACGTAACAAAGCACGTTACAGAAGACTTAGAAGCATTTGTTAAGGTAAGTAACTTGACGCTTGACGCTGGAAGCACTTTTACGCTACCTACAGACAATTACAGCCTTGTAGATGTACTTTACTCTAGTAAGAGTGTAGAAAAGGTCTCTAATCACAAAATAACGCTTCTTAACAACTCTAACCTTACGGCGCCTACTACATACTATCCGGCATATGTAGAGAGAGAGACCAAGGTTACTTTATACCCAACCACTATTACAAGTGGTGTTTCTGCTATTTATGTTAGACTACCAGAGGACCCAAATTGGACGTACTATACAGATACTAGTGGTAATCCAGTATTTGACATAAACAATAGCGGGTATCAAGACTTTGAGCTACCTAAAGAGTACGAAAAAGAATTGGTACTAAGAATATTGGCAAAGGCTGGTGTTACCCTAAGAGAGGCAGACATAATAAACGTGGTGAACGGAGAGGAAGCTAAAAACGCACAGAAAGAACAATAATGGCACAGACACCTGAACAATATTACGGATCGGCAGATAACTACGGAAGCGGACA